TCATATTTTCTCTGCTTCACTAAATTCTCTATTACGAAACATGGCAGCAAGTCCTGAAATCTGCTTTAACCTTAATAGCTCGTCAGAATCCATGCCTATTTCTTTCATTACCCAAGCATCGCTCATTCCTGCAGCTTTCAGTTCCCTTACTATATTTACCATTAATTCTATCGAATGCGAACCTCTCGCTCTGTTATGCCTTATAGTAGACGCCATTCTATTACTTATATCTTTGTCTATAACTACCACAGGGAGTTTCCCGCCTTCACGCTTATATATGTCTTTATGCGTCAACATAACCGTATAGCGATGATAGCCATCGACTATTTCATATTTACCATTTTCTAATCTGTAACACACTATCGGCATTGTATAGCCGTCTTCCTTAATGCTCTCATAAAGTAGGCGCATTTCAGGGGGCGCGACATGGTTAGGGTTATAACTATTAGCTTGTATCTCTTCAATAGGTACAGCGATAACATTATATACTGGGGATTTCATAAATTCTTATATTTTTCCATTATAGCCATTCTTCTTCTCATTTCTTCCTTTGTAAGCGAAAAGCCCATATACTTGCAAAGGAAATCATTCTTTATTATGCTAATACACATTCTCTTAAATGTGGGTATAGATTTAAAATCCTTACCTGTGAAGTCATCTTGGTACTCCATACGCACAGGTTTCTTGTCTGTTCGATAATTACTCTTCGTTCCGACCTCAATACTTACGCCACTTTCTTTTAATTGATTTATAGTGGTTTCGCTTAATACTCCGCCTTTGTTTCGCCAGAACTGAATACTCGTTTCTAACTTTTTCATGTAATGTTGCTTGGTCTTCTCGGGTAAGGTGGCAAGTAAAAAGTACATATATTGTTCCCATGTGAAGTGTTTTGGCTTAGTTATCTTCTGCCAGCCCATTGCAGTTGTTCCCCCATAAAGTCCAGCGAAATTTACGCCATTAACCCTGCCTACCAACTTCCCCCAAGTATCTGGTTCTATCACTTGATATAAGTGCAAAGATTCGATGCCCTCACTAATAAAGGGGGAGGCTACTCGTTGTTTATGCAAAGGTACTCCTGCCATGTACATAATATCATACAATTTATTATAATCACAACTCCTTTTACCATAATACGTCCATACGTCTTCAGTTGTCCAATCGTGTAGAGGGTAAGCTGTAACACACCTCCTCGCCGTATTCGTCCATTCGTAACCATTCCATATCTTATAGTTCTTGCCACTATGAACAGCACGCCAACGGTTTAAGCTCTCTCCTGTACGTATTCCTATAAGACAGCATACGCTGTTGTACTTTTCCGTCAGCCACTCACCGAACGCATCTTGAAAATCATAGTCCCACATATTAACCTTATAGAAGGGGAAAGATTCTTTGCTCATTGCGTACACAGGTTTTGGTCTTACCCACAAAGATTTCTTCCTCTCATCATACGGTCGCCAATATGACTGATACATACTCGTACATGTTGTAACTTTAAACGGCACGCATATATGGTATATATCCGCAACTTCCTTATACCTCTTCATAGTACGTTCTACATATTCTGATGTCATTTTATATTGCGCTTCATAGTCCATGTGAAATATTCCAAATTTTCTATTATGTTCTTTCGCTATCTCTGCTACAAGTTCAAGCATTGCGCCGCTATCCTTCCCACCGCTAAAAGAAACATACAGGTATTTAAAATTATTAAATAGCATATTTATTCGTTTCACCGCAGCTTCATATACGTTCATAATATCTTCCTTATCTCATTTATACTTTTATTCTTAAAAAATTCCGCCATACTTATTTTTTTCGATATATTATTGTCTATTAAATCTTCCAGACCAACGTTGCCAATTAAGTCATAATAAGTACAATCACTATTTTGTCCTTGCCTAAAGATACGCCTTGTGGCTTGCAACCTTGTGGCATAGTCCCACGTCTTGTCAAAGAATATTATATGTCTGTACGCTTGCAGGTTCAGCCCAAATGCTTCCTTTTGATACGACAACACCTTTGCTTCCTTATAGCGTTTCTCACACGCTAAACGGCTATCCACAAATTTGCAAAATATCAAAGTGTCGCTCTGTTTAAGGCTGCTTTTGAAAAGTTCCTCCACTAATGCGAACTTCTGAGGTGTGCAACAATAAGAATGTTGCATCTTCTGTGTCATTTCCAAGAATATATTGTTATTCTTAATCTCTAAGCATTCGTCATCAAGATACTCTTCCTTTAATCGCTTGTATTCTCCCAAACAAAACTCATCTAATTTATATGTTAGTTGATTATATATCTGGGCAATGCTCAATTTTAACCCACATTTATATACATAGTTCTTAATTAAAGAGTATAGATAATCAAGATTGCCATATCCTGTGATAAATTCCCTCTTCGTACTATATCCGCCTATCCACTTGGTTATGGTTGTATACTTACAGAAGGTATTTTTAAATTTCTCTTCACTCATTTTTAATATCTTTGGACTTAAAAATTCCATTTGCGCCCATAAGTCGAGCAAGTTCCTACTTACAGGAGTGCCATTAAGAATAAGTTTATATTCTGTCAACTTCGATAATTCTAATAAACGTTTTGTCCGCTTTGCGTTAAAGTTTTTTATCTTTATACTCTCATCTACTACAAGCATCGTCCTATCATCTACTTCAGAATAAACTTGCAGGTAGATTCTGTCCGACTGCCCAATACTTTCAACACCATAATATAGAATATCCTTATTATTTATCCCCTTCCATTTACCTATCTCTACACGTATGTTCGATAACGTCCTCAAAGGTGCTATCCATACAACCTTATCGCAGTTTGTAGAGTTTATTAGTTCCAATGCTGCACGTGTCTTTCCGGTTCCCGCATCCATAAATAACGCACCCACTCGCCATCTCTCAAGATGTGTTACGCAAGCCTTCTGATGTTGTAATAGAGAGTTCATCGTTTTAGTTCTTTTAATTCGTTACTCTCCACTGCGTCTATATGCTCCGGCACATATCGCTCCACCTTTATATTTGGTAACATTCTCCCTTTCTCGTCTGCCCACACCTTCTTCTTGTCGCTGTATTGTAGATTCTTCTTAGATAGAATCCAAGCTGCTATCCAATAGGCGTCCGCTTTCACTACTTCGTTATCTCTTCTAAGCACGCAACTCTTAGGAATTATATCCTTACTCCCATCAAAGCATACAGCACAATATGCTTTCATGCTAATATCGGTCAGGCTCTTAAGCCTAACCGAGTAATATAATGTCTTTTTCATGCTTCTTTGTAATATACTATCCTATCGACATCTGAACAAGTGAAAGTGTTATCGCCTTCAGTGTGTAATCTAAACATAGTGTCATAACCATCAGAATCCAAAAGATATAGCGTGCGTTTGCTCCTTTCTATAGTATCGGAATACCCGCAGGACTTCCAATAATCTATCAAGTTTTTGTTCCCTTTTTCGTCAGGGAAACGACCCTCTGTTTCTGAAGGGCAATTTAAATAATAATCATATTCGCTAATAATATTCCCCACTACGAAGTCATCTACGCCATCTTGCCCCGCATAGCCGAAATATAAAGTTTTAATACGCTTTCCTTTTAATGCTTGTGCAGCTTCTATCGTCAACTCCTTTAATTCACCCTCGTTATACAATGCTTTCATTTCTCTGTATAACTCCTTACTTTCATTGATTCCTCTATTCATGACTTTTATTTTTTTATATTTGTTATTAATTACGAGTACAAAGGTAATAATAAAAAAATATACACCAAATATTATATCAATTATATTACTTGGTTTAACATTATTTAGGCATTACTGCCTTTATTAATAATGCTCTTAAAAAGCAAAGATATTGTAGCTTACCCCTATACCGATGTATGGTTTAAACTCTGCGCCATTATATCCATATCCAGCTTGCAGACTTACTCCCCACCGTTTAGTTTTAGGCATTATAGTATTAGTTATAATCTTTGTATCTCTATATAGCTTAATACTATCAAGGCTTGCATGGTAGCCGCTTATATAGGCTTTATATCCTTTTCCCTCATACATCTTTTGCACGATAGGCACTTCCACGCTCACGCTATCCCTCTTCGCTTGTATGCTGCCGCCCTCTACATTAGCTATGTTATTAATAGTATCAGAGCTTATGTTGTTAGCTTGTGGCACCACCACTTTAAGCCTCGCCACTTCTCTTCTTATCACGATACTATCCCTAACCATTGGCAATAGCTCCGTAACGGTATCATGCAGGGTAATAGTATCGCTTTTAATCGCTGCTCCGTGTGGCGTATGAGCGCGTTCGCACTGCCAATAGTTAAGTAGTAGGCTTAACATAAGAAACAGGCTTAAAATGCAAATGAGAATGTGGGGTAAATTTCCTTTATTATATTGTATCTTCATAATCTATTACGCACTCTTACTTCTTCGGCACTCCGTATGCTCTGCAAATCCAGCCATTAAGGAATCGTTTTTGATTTGGTCGGCTGCTTACGATAGCGTTATAAAACCTTATCCTTGCCTGTGTGATACGTGGAAAGAGGCTCTCTCCTGCCGCGTTTATAGCCGCTAAGGTGTTACTACCTACTATGCCGTCTGCTTTCACACCTACGAGTCTTTGCACACCTTTAATGCCGTTTACGCCGCTGCCCCATACCCAATCTACCATGTTATTAGCTACGCCTTGCGACTTTATCTCGTCCGCCCTGCATCTATCCCAAAAAAAGTGTTTATAAATATGTTCCCACTCCTGCTCGGTTAGATGTTTAAGGTCTTCTACGGTCTTCTTACTACCGTACGCGGTTCTATATGTTTTTATGGTTACTCCCATGTTTGTAGCACCGCCACGGTCTAAAGGGTGGTTTACAAAACCACCCTCACTCTTCTTTATAAATGGTATTAACTTCTTGTAATCTGCCATAATATATAATTTCCTTTCTTTTTGTTTTTTAGTTTAAATTAAAAACTACACCTATACTCGCGTACCGATGTAGTGAATAAAATAAAGATACTTTCAAAATAAAAATATAATAACAAATAAAATATAAAAGTATGAAAATATAGTTTTTACTCTTCTTCTCTTTTACTGCCCATTATCCTGCACCGCACCTCTACTTTTAGTAATAAACTCCGATACGCTTTTTATAGCGTCCTTAGCATCAGCTGATGTAGTAGCGTTAATAACTATCTGCATTAAGTCGTTAAGCTGCACAAGCTCGCTCTTTCGCTCCTTAGCGTGTTCGTATAACGACTTTATCTCTATTATAAGCAGCACTATGCACAGAGCCATAGAGGCGTAAGGCAATAAAGGTATATGGTAAAGATAAAATCCAATAAAAAGTACCGTGTCTATTGTAAATGCTATGAGCATAAATCGCCAATACTCTGTAAACTTGTCTATGGTGATTCTCATCTTATGTGATGATACTTTCTTACCTAACTTCTTATTCGTGTATATCCTGTCCCAAAGGTCTACAAGTATTGCCAAGACGATGACCGCCCACAGCATACCGCAAATGCCTAAATGTACACCCATAGAATGTAGGAAGTGATGTGATATTTCGAGTTCTAACATTTCTTTTCCTCCTTTCCCTTATTATAGTTGAAGAACAGCCACCCAAAGCTACGCACAGCCATGTAATAAGCAAAGCACCACACCATAAGCCACGTACAAGTACTTCTACTCACCATATCTGCTAACAGCCGTTTGTCGGCTCTAAAGCGTTCTTTCTTTCCGCCACCCTCATTATACATAGCATCATGCAGCTCACAATATTCTTGAAACATTCCAAAGAATGGCGGACGCAACCCCATTACGCCACACCCATTTACTCCATTTCTCCAAAATACACCCTTTAGCCTCATTGTCTTCTTTCTCCTTTCTCCTCTTTAAAAGTTCAGCTTATTAGGATAGCCTTTCGTAAAGTCATACCCTCTCACCTCGTCTACATTCTCTAAGGCCCTCACGGCTCTCTTATGTCCCTCCGTTACTATGTAGCACGCATCAGCATAACGTTGTATCTGTGCTAAAATTATTCGCACTTTCTCTATCGCTAAAGTTACTTGCACGCCCTCTACAACAAAGGTTATGTCTTTCTCTCCCAACAGCTCGGCAGCGTCTAAGCTCACTAAGTAGTTTGCCCTCACAGCCGGTGTTACCCACGTATGCAAACCCTTAAAGGTTAAATCGTTTACATTGCTGCTATTAGAGTAGTCCTCTATCTCTGCTATCTTCCTCGCTTTCTCGGCTTCTAAAGGTAGCTCCTCTTTCCCCTGCTCTTCGCCTCTTTCAGAAATAGTGGCAGAGTGTCGCTCCTCTCGCTTTTTACGCGCCTCCTGCTCGCGTTCTTTCTCTATTCGCTCTGCCTCTTGAATATCTATCTCCGTATATCCCTCTGCGTTATCTAAGGTAGATAGCCACACCTCATAGCCGTAGACGTTCCCATTACGCATTATCTTCTTACCCTCTTCGGCTATCAATACCTTACAGCCGCTTATCTCTCTTACTTCCATTATATCTTTCCTTTCTGTTTTTTTTAATGAATATTTCCGCTCTTAGTACTTTGCTATCGTCCAGCCTTTCTTAGCTGCCGCAGCACGCTCCTCATCGCTTAACCTGTCATATACCTTCCTGTCTAACGTTATCACACATGGCTTTAGTCCTCTCGCTACTCTGTCGTCTGCTCCCTCGCCAAAAGTCCATTTAAGCGATTTTAGTCCCTCTTCGGTTTCTCCCCATTTCGATGTACCGTTTATCTTCAGTTCCTCCAACAGGTCAAAGGTTAGCGGTAGCCATAGCTCCTGCAAGCTATCTACACCCCGGAGCATATCATTTGCGCTTTCTACTTTCCTAAAGGTGCTGTTTCTAAAGTCCAACTTTTTAAGGCTCGAGCAGCCAGAAAACATATAACTCGTTTCTATTAGATTAGATAAGTTCCAAGAACTTGTGTCTAACGTCTGCAAAGAATTGCAGTTATCGAACATAACTACCGCTTCTATTAGATTAGATAAGTTCCAAGAACTTGTGTCTAACGTCTGCAAAGAATTACAGTCAGAAAACATAGCTCCCGCTTTTATTAGATTAGATAAGTCCCAAGAACTTGTGTCTAACGTCTGCAAAGAATTACAGCCAGAAAACATATTTCTGGTATTTTCCACGTTCTCCATCGTCCAACCATCTAAGTCTACAAACTTTAGATTCTCCCAGCCTGAGAACATTTCTACTGCACTTGTCATCAGCGTGGTGTCCCACCTGCTCAAGTCTAACTCCTTAACATACTCGTTCTTTTCTGGACCACCATAACCGCGCGCAAGGGCGCCGTACCACCCCTTTACGGTGTAAGCCCCCATATAATACACTCTGTAAGTAGTACAGGACAAAGGGTCTTCTACAGGTGTCCTCTTCACCGTTCCCGTTTTCATGTCAAACCATATATTATATTGTGGGTCTTTAGGTTCCGCTTCTACCACCTTACGCACTTCCATTTCCTGCTCGTATTCCTTTTTCCTTAATGCAGCCAAGCGTTCTGCCTCGCCTAATGTGGCGTGTATCTTATCAGTGTACTCCTCGCGTTTCTTCTCCGCTTCCACCCTCTGACTCTCATTCTCGGCAACGCTCCTTAGCTCGCCCAACAAAGACGTAATATCGCTGAACGTATTATAATATTCCTCTTGCGTTCCACCATAGCCATGCTCCTTAGCTAACTTATATGCGTCCGTAAGCACCATAGGCACGTAAGCCTTTATCTCTGCTGCATCAAAGCGCGAGTTCTCTCTTACTAACTCTACCACACCCTCTGCAATGGCAACGTGTAGCCTCTTGCCATTTTCGAAGTTCGCATCTTGAGTTTTTACATACACCTCCACACGTAACCTACCAACATGAAGTTTATGTTTACTCAGGAAACAGCGTACCTTGTTCTCGTCCGCTAACTCGCATCTGTTCCACACGCCTGCTTTCCTGCCTACGCTATACGTAGCCACCCCTACTTGGAACTTAATCTCAAAGTCGTCCACCTCGCCTATCTTATAAGGCTCATCGCCTGCCATAAGCTCTACGACGACCTCGAAGTCCTCCTTGTAGTTTATCTTCACTATCCCTTTCGCTGTCTGCGGCTCTTCCGCTCCGTTATAACAAATATCACTCATAATTATATCTTTCTTAAAAACGCTATGGTTAATCTTTATCCCTTATGTTTGGGGGTAGGGGAGATATGGGTGAAGCTCCACCTGTAGCTGGTCCTGTGCTATTGCTTATACCGAAAGCCTCCTCTATATCCTTTATCTTAGAATCTATCCTTGTTAATCTTTCTTTAACCTGCACAAGCTCACTTTGCGTAGTATCTCCTTTATCTATCTTCTCCTCTATGAGGGCTATCACATCGTTAAAAAGTCCCCCTACACGTTTTGCGGTATTCTCGCCCTCCTTTGTAGCGTTAGCTATAAGATTAGCTTTTATCTTTAAGTCGTCTATTGTTGCCATCTTTATTCTCCTATTGCATGAATCCTTACCCTTGTACCTCTCACAGGAGCTACATCTTCCTTGCCTCTACTCCTTAGATACGTGAGGCACGTCCCTAAGTATGTTTCCGCTACCTCCATAGCATCATTATACATCTTTAGCCTGCTCTTATCACTTTCCCTGTTAGCGTAGCTGTCATTATGCTGCATTAACCCTGTCCGAGTGAGCAAGCCCCCGTCTACCATAGTCATCTTGGCGTAAACGAAATAAGAAAGGGTTAATCGCAAACCTGCACATCTCTTAAGTTTTCCGTCTTTGTCCGTAAAATCCCCACCATCAAGCAGTATTACGTCCTCGTCCTTTTCCTTTTGAACCTCTTTATAACACGCCAGCCCGATAGCAGGAATAATATATATATCTTCACACTCGCGGATAAACGTCAATACCTCGCCCTCATCAATATGCCTTGATGTTGGACGCGCCAGCTCTTTAAACTCCTCTACCGTGATTAAATGTTTATTCTCCATTATATTTATCGTTATTGTCCGCAGAAATATACTTCAAAGGCTTTATCGAGAAATCTCGCGGTATCATATTATCGTACCAATTCTTAAACAGCATTGTGAACGCTCGCTCTATGAATCTCTGCTCATTAGTAACTTCCCCTGCATAATATTCGTAAGCGTCTCGCATGACGTTACCCGAAAAGCCTAACTTCCCGATACGGATAGAGTAGAATAGCTCTTGATGGAATTGTGAATATATCCGCTCTACTACGCTCGACTCCGTAACCGTAAACTCTTTATCAAAGTTCCTCGTAGGAAATTCGACAACCTTAGGCTCGTCTTCGTCATTCTCCAGCTCTACCATCATTATCTTTGACCCTCGCGTATCGCCTTGAAACTGCCGCATATCCTCATCGGAAATCATCTTTTGTTCGACCTCATTCCCATTCTCATCTATACGAGGTAATCCTTTCTTCGTAACCAGCATACAAGCCACGAGGAAATTATTACGTGCATTCCTATACTTGATATTTCCCAGCCCCTCGTCTGTCGAAATCTCCGTTATAACAGCATCATAGATAGGGGTAGGGTATTGGTATCTTCCAGCTATAGAAAACCACATGATTTGTCCTTTATAATTCTCTATCCCCCCTGCATTCTCTATCTCCCTCATTACTACCGTAGGGTCAGGATTGAACACAGGAAATCTCTCAATATTCCTTTCTTCGACAAGCTGCCTTCTGCCGTTCTTCGTCTTCTCGCCTTTCCAATCAATATGCGTAAGGATATGTGAAACTACCCCCGCATCGTCTGTTTCTTCTAATCTACATTGTTCAAAGGGCAGGTAATTAACCTCTGTTACCTGCCCTAAGACATTATAATTGACATGAAGGGCAAAGCCATTGAAACGAGTAATATCCCCTGCCACACTCTTCAGAAGGTCGTCCATCGTTATGCTATCTCTATTAACTATCCACTCCGATAAAGCCTCATCGTTGAAACCGTACCCCTCGACAAACTTTTCGTAACGAGATAGGCACAACTTAGCAGTCCCCGAGGCATTAGTAATATCCACTACATTCTGCGGATAGAGGTTATCACTACCATATCTCTGCATTTTGAAACGTTGCTCATAATTAACGTCTACACGCTTCTGCGGCTTCCTCGTAGTTTTTACGTTCATATACCCTTCTCCTTGTAATTATTAGTTACTCTTCGTCCTTGTCTTTTTTGCTTTCTTCTTCAACTTCGTCCTTTTCTGGGACTTTCTGGAATAAGTCTACGTTGTTAGGAAACTCCTTTAGATAATTCTCTGCAATCTCATCTGTAAGATTGTCGTTCGTAAATACTCTGCCGCCCATAAAGGTTGTGCAATTGATTATAGCTCCAGCTTTTAATCTATAATTAAGTTTTTCTGCCATTTTTCCGTATTTCTTTATGTAATGATAAATCTCTATAAGCCCATCATGATAACATTGCTGACATGACGTCGGTACGAAATCCTTTCCTAACACTTCGTAATAAAGGTTTTCTATAGTAGATTTATCAGAGGAGCCAAAAGGAGCATTAAAGCGTCCTCTTAGCTCTTCTATTATCTTCTTTGCCTCTGCCAGCTCCATATTATCACTATCCAGCTTCTGTTAATAAACTCTTAAACTGCGCTTCCGTAGTCTTAGAATCTGTGTTGAAGTAGAACAACGCAGACTTAGGCGCACTCGTCTCCTGTAAGGTTACCAACCAGCCTCCATCTGTATCTTCACTATACTTATCACTCTCTATAGCCGTAGCACGCAAGCCTTGGTAATATCCATATACTTGGAACTCTGCCTTACCTCCTTCTCCTTTATGCACATTCTTAGTAATGAGTACGAAAGAGCCGTTAGCAAGACCGTCAATGATGTCCTGCGCCACGTCTGGACCATTATCAAGCACGGCAATAGAAATCTCGTTAGTGAACGTATTCCTATATGTCCCTGTAGCTAATGAAATCTTTGTCCCACTAAAGGGCTTGCTTCCCTGCTGCACTACAGGGTAACCTTTCTTCTTGCTCTTTAAGATGAGAGTCTTCAATATGTTCTTGCAATTTTCGTCAAAAACACTCTTCGAGAAGTCCACGTCCGAGCGGTTACAGATAATCGCATCGGCTTCTAATCCTTTCACTATAGGGCTTGCGCAATTCTGCTCAATGCCCTTACTTATTATACTATCACATATTCCTGCCATAATCTTATCTCCTATTATTAGAATGCTGCTTGGAACATATCATCTTCCAATATCTGTGTACCTATGCGACCTGTAGAATATATGTAATTTCTACGCTCTTTCTTGTCAAACCATATATCGAGGTCAGAGATTAGACCGTCAGCATCAGTGCCAACCTGTAACTGATTAATGTTAGCATATACAGCACGATATGGTTTGTTCAACATGGTACCTGTATTCTCGTAAGCCATTATCATTCTGTCCCATATAGATACACGTGCCAATGTTACACCGTTATAAGTAGCCACATCAAGACCATCGAAGACCGTCTCCCATGGCATAATCTGTGTGTAGCACTTCTTAATATCGTATGTAAGCGCGTCCGCTAACCCCTTTGTAAGCAATACAACAGCACCGCTATCAGCAGATACACGACTATCTGCGTCCATAAGCAGATTGTCAAGAATACCTGTAGCTACGCCTTTACCAAGTATAGCCTTTTTCTGTTCTGCAAATGTAGTTTTCTTGTTAGCCTCTATGCCTGTAAGCTGTTTCTCGTTCTTAGCGCATTGTGCGAAGATACGCTTAAACAACCCATCACAAGTAGTGAACAGCTCCGTCTTAGTACCATTGGTAAGTGTTCCACCGTTATCAACTCCTTTTGCATCAGAATCACCGAACCAACCAAAACGCCATATCATTCTTTTCATCTGACGTTCTAAAGCAGGACGAATGATATAACTCATAAACTCGGTGCTTGTCAAATCACCTACAGGTGTACCTGTCTTCAATGTGTACTCTGCTATAGTTCCCCTTAGACTTTCGTAGCAAATCTTAATAGGTATCTGCCAATCTCCCAACGCCCAACGCTTCTGCGAGTTCGCAATACCTACATCTTGATACTTAGGGTCGCAGCCACTTCCTTTAATGCCGACATCGTCCATATCACCAAGAAAAGCAACAGGGTCGCCATTCTTCACCTTCATAAGGTGGGTGAAACGTTGAAAATCCTCGTCTTGGTCAATACTCAACGGAATAACCTCTTTAAGGTCTTTAACGTCCGTAGGATTTACCGAAATGTTTTCTAAAAATTTTGCCATTTTCCTTTTCTCCTTCTTTTACTTCTTATTCTTGTAAGTTCCGTTTCTACGTGCTTCAATCTCTCTTCGCATCGGAGATTCTTCCCCTTGCTCCTCTGCCTTTCTGCTTGCATTAGCACCTTCTATCTTGCGAGGTGTAGGCTTATAGCTTGAGGAAATCTTAGCTAACGCCTTTTCTCCTCCTGCTATCTTCACAGCGTTAAGGATTCGCAAATCATCTTTTGTCTTAGCCATAGCCTCTGCCTGCTTACGAGCATTCTCCGAGCTTTCTAACTTCTCTTGAAGCTCCTTTACCTCTTCCTCTAACTCTGCTACACGCTTTTCTAACTCCGAGCCGTCTTCTCCCTTTTCGTCGTCTTTCTTGTCTTTAGATTCTGTCGTCTGAATATCGGTGATAACACCATCTTTCACAACGATAGTCTTACCGTCTGGCATAACGAACGTGCCATCAGGGCTTGCCTTGTCCCCAATCTGTGGCTCTCCACTTTCTCTCTCCACGGTCAGCGTCTGACCATCACTTGTTGATAAATCCATACCCTTTGCCAGCTCGTCAATGTTTTTTAATCCGAGCCTTGATAACGCACGGTCAAGCAAAGAGGCTTTTACCTCTACTTTCTCTTCTTTTCCTTTTGCCATTTTCTTATTATTTTTGTTGTTAAATACCTTCCCTTGCTTCTTGGCTGAAGCAGGGGCAATTATCTCTCCTATCAATCCTAATTCTTTAGCTTTTTCGACCCCTATGTACTTGTCTTCGTCCATTAATGCCTGCATCTCCTCCCTGTTACACTCGCAACGCTCCACGTACAAGTCAAGCATTTTCTCCTGCATCTCCTTCAAGTCGTTCGCTGCCTTCTCCAATTCTGATGACGTCAGCACGTCCCCGAGAGCATAGGCAGATACCCACGGATTATGCACACATATTAACGCGTTCTTGTAAGCCTTCCTCCTTTCTTTAGGGGCTGACATCATAATAACCGTAGCCATAGACGCTGCATTGCCCTCGACCGTGCAAGTTATCTCCTTTCCTGTTGCGCGGAGCCTATCGTAAATGCCCCAGCCTTCAACCACAGAACCACCATCGCAATGTAAACGAATATCTATAGTATTATCGTCTTCGGGTATGCTTTCGCAGAACTCGTCTACGTCTTTAAAGCAAACACCTTCAACGTCCCCCCAATACTTACAAATGCTCTTTTCGTTTTCCGTTTGAATATCGTTATAAATTTTAAGTACTGCCATGTTAATAGTTATTTTATACACAAATTTACTTTATAATAATTAAGAATATATTTATAATTATCATCTTCTCACTCTCATTCCTTGCGACAAAAAAAAAGGTACTCTATCTTCACAGACGGAATACCTTGCCATTAAAAGGTAAATAAAAAACCGTATGAAAAAAATTATCTAATATTCTTTGCCATTCTCTTAATTACTCTATATACCGTAGCCTCGCTGCACTCGTACTGCTGGCTAAGATAGTACACGGCATATCCTATCTTATGTCCTTCCATTTTCAATCGCACAAAGTCCTTGTATAATCTTAGATACTTTACATCCTTTGCATCTATATTATTTGCGTTTAAGATAGTTAATAAACTTTCCGCAGCTTTTAGCAGGTCATATTGCTTCATATTACTTTATCGCTCCTATCCTTTCTATAGTTTCCACTCTCTTAGCAGTATTATTTATCTCTTCTACGCTCACAACAGGTCTTGGTGCCATAGCCATTCCCTTTGCCACAGCTCTTGCCAAGAACTCTTCCCCAATCTGTGCACCTCCACCAGCAGGCAGCATGATAGGCACTCCTCCTCCTATTTGATTAAATGCCGATAGGGCAGGGGCAAACATTCTCGTTGCCGAAGCCGTTAAGACGCTCTCTCCATTAGAAAGTCTTGCAGGTATGCTGTCGCTTGTCTCACTCCCCGAGCCTGTAACCAGACCACCGCTTGCAAACTTAGCCGATTTGACCATCTTCACCGCTGAGGCTACATTAGCAAGTACCGTAGCTACCGTTGTCGCTATTGCTATGAGGTTACCCGGATATGGTACACTTTGTGCCTGCCTTACACCGCTTGCCAGCGCAACACCTGTATTAATAGCAATTTCTGCCAATGCAAGAACCTTAGATGCCCTCGCCATATCTTCATTTTGCTCGCCAAACGCCTCTGCTATCTGCGCCGTAGCCCCTATCATTCCTGATATAGCCATATACTTCCCTTTCTCTATATCTATCTCTTTATCTGCTACTGCCTTCTTAGATTGTTGATAGTCTTCTTCTAATTGCAGCTTGCGCAAATTAAAGGCTTCTATCGTTTCCCCCTCTTTCTGTTGCGCGGCTTCTAAAAGAGCCTGCTTTTCTTCCATCTGTAGCTGTAGTACCCCAAGCTCATCAGAGCCATTGCTCCCTATCTTAGTTTCTAATATCTTAGCCTCGAAACGGTTTTTTATAGCTTTCTCCTGCTCCTCCTGTAACTTATTGTGATAATCTTTATAAGCCTGCTCCTCCTGCTCGTAGAACTTAGCATTTATAGACGTAATTAGCCTATTCCGTTCCTCTTCGCTCATTACTCTTTTCTGTGCCGCATCAAGTTCCAGCTGATAAGCGTCATTGATAGCCTTTATCTTTAGCTGGTACTCTTCTTTAGACCCTTTCTCTACGCTTGCCAGCATATTCTGTAGATATTCCTGCTCTCTCTTTATTGTCTCATTTTTAACCGTTAAATCAAACTCCGACAGCTTCTTTGCCTTTATCTTTTCCGTTGTAATTATCTGTGCCATGATAGCCTTCTTAGCATTCACGGTTAAGTCCTTTTCCGTTTCCAGCCTACCTCGTAAATCCTCTATCTGCCTATCATACTGCACCTCTATCTGTTTCCTCCTCTGCTCTGCGGTCTGCTCCACAAGCTGCGATAATAAATCTTCTGCCTTCCTTATCTCCGCTGCCTCCTTCTTAGCCATATCCTCTCTTTTACCCGAATCGCTTTTATATCCGTTGTTATTCTTGCCGTTTTTGCCGATTCTACGGTTATTGCTTCCTCTATTAGGAATTCTCCCACTTTTATTTTTTAAGTCGTCCTTGCCACCGACCATATCGCTAACATTTGCTCCCTCTGCCACAGCAACAGGTATCTTTATATGCGCAATCTTACTACCTTTGATAACCTCATTAATAGCTTTCATCGTGTCGGCAGCCCCTGCCTTTGCAAAAGCCTTTACATCTTTCCAGCCCTCTTTAATTGTCTTATAATAGCTACCCATTATTTGGTTAAATCCGCTTTTTATCTTATCAAACGAAAACGTTACAAGCCCTTCTACAATATCGGCTAATCCTTTCAGCTGCCTACCAACAGCTTTTGCGGCGTCTATAATCAAGTTAAATACTAACTTAACTACATTCCACATACTCTTAAAGTTTGCTACGATAGCCTGTACGCCAGCCCTTACAACCTTACTCTCGTTGTACATATCTATAAAGTAGTTGATAACATTTATCACCCCCTTCAGTAGCTTTGTTATCCCTTGTATCGTTAATGTCTTAACGCTGATAAGCATTTCGCCAAATCCCTTATCGCTCATATCGAACATAGCAGCTAAGACCCTATTAAGCTCCTCGTTAGCTTTCCTCTGTTCGTTCATCTTCTCGCCATACTCTCCCGTAGTACCCTTTAACTTGTCGAGGTCTGTGTTCATAGTATCTAACTGCTCTATCATCTTCAAGCCGGCACTTGCACCCTGCTTACCGAATACATCTTTAAGGACAGCACCCACAGCCTGCGAGTTCTGGGGCAACTCCTTCAACCTCGTGCTAATCATCTTGATGACATCATAGGTTGATTTGCTGCCACTCTCTAAATCAGCTTGCACCTTCTTAGAATTTATACCGATAGAGTCCAAAGCTTCAGCCGTTGCAGTACTCATCTCTCTAATCTTCTTGCTTCCCATCTGGATAAGAGCCATACCACTATCGCTGAAGATACCGCTCCTCGTCTGTTGAATAGTAGCCACCAGCTCCTTCCCTGATATGTTCGCATCATGAAAAGCAGGTGCGTACTGCTTAATCTTAGCTATCATGTCGCCATTAAGGTCTGCACCACTTTGGAAACCATCATTGATAATCTTCAGAGCCTCCTTTGTATCATATCCATATTGCGACGTTAATACATCTACCGCTTCTAACGTCTCTTTATAATCCTTACCATACGTATCTGCCGTTGCCTGTATCTCACTTCGTACAGCCTTTAGATTATCGCCCGTAAGTCCTAAGAACTCCTTTGTTAGCCTCGTACTCTCTTCTATCCCTTTGTTGTAGTCAAAGAACCACTTAAAAGCCACACCTGCCCCTGCAATACCTGCTAACGAAAGGAATACAGGATTCGACATGAACCCCATAAGTGTTGAACCGAAAGCCTTGACATCTTTCTTCACTCCTTTGAGGACGCCAGAAAACCCTTTGCCGTTCTTCGACATATTAATTATAGAATTGGCAAAGTTGGAATTAACCCCCAGCGCGGACTTTATGCTTTCCTCGTAGTTACCCACATTGCGGTGGAATCTCTGTGTCTCTTCCTCCGCGTCCTTTAATGTATCCGTGATTTTATTTATATGCTCCTTTAGTGCTTCTCCTTTTGCTCCATTACGTTCAGCTTTTGAGAGGCTGTCATACGCCTTTGTAGCGTTGCTTAGCTCTGCTCTCAAAGCTCTCAATGACCCATCTTGTTCCTTTTCTGTCTTTATATTGTTCTGCACCTCCTTAGAAAGCTCCCTGATAGTACTCTTGTAGTCCTTTGTCTGTTCGCCAAGAGCTGTTACCGTAGTTGCATACTCATCGTATGTTATCTTGCCGTCCTTGAAGTCTTCTTTTAACTTTGCCTCCGTTGCCGATAACTCTTGCAACTTCTCCTTATATTTGAGAATGCCATTTATCGCGTCCTCATATCTTACCTTGATATTTAATATCTTTTCTTCCTCTGTACTCATATCTTAATATCATTAATATAGTTGAAACATTGTTACTTCAGCAAACCCTGCCTCGTCTGCTTTTATCTCTGTTATAGCATAATAATTACCATATTGCGCCAAGTATATCGGCTTTGTCTCGTCATAATCTAATAGCTCTATATCACTTATACGTATCTTCTCTGTTATTACTTTTACCCTCTGCAAACTTTCCCCTATATGCCTATACTTTTCTCTCAATATGTCCTGCATGTTTATATCGAAGATAGCCACAGCTTCATCTTTTTCCCCTTTCATAAGCCTCAAGATTCTATCTTTGCAAGCCTTATACGAGGGCTTATCCTCTTTCTTCCCCTCCTTCGGTGCGGTGTACATAGGAACGTTATTACCATCAGTGGCGGCAAACGGAAATTCATATACAACCTTTTTTGCGTCCAACGTTTCGTTATCTATCTCCAAGTCACCGTCATAAGAACCTACCGTGTTATCTGCTTTCCACTTGTAGAGATTATGTTGCGCATAATCACTTAGCTTAAAATCAATCCTTTTAGGCTTATTCTCATCGCTTTGAGCTATTACTTTCTCCGTCCAATCCTTAGCTTCTTCTCTATTCTCCCATACTTTAGAAAGTGGCTCGAAACTAATTATATTATCTTCCGCTATCTGCAGGGGGAATGTGCCTGTTATAATAGATAAAAACTTGATAAAGTCAATAACCTTTATCTTTGGTAAGTTATTCGCAATAGGGAAATAACCTCCGCTTGGAACTTCTTCCTTGCTTGATATAGTAGCCTCTATCGCCCCCCCGAGAAACGCCGCTCCTCTTAGAGGTCTGTCATGGCACCATTCAAATTTGATAGTATCTCCTTCTTTAACCTCTACTCCTCCATGACCGTAAATTTCATATCGAAAAACACCTTGATACCCCGATGGAACTCTTTCCAAGTTAAAGCCTCTATTAGAGCCTAAGACAAATGTCTCATCTTTGTCCTTGTCCTTATCATCTTTTCTTGTTATAATCACCTTGATATAATATAAGATGAAATTATAATAATCCCCTGGTGCCCACGGAGTACCGGACCCTTCTGATAGCATGCCTGTATTGTCAAATTCCCATGTACCCTTAACATCTATAATTACTTTTGCATCACTCTTCGCTTTTATTACGGTTGCATTATCCCCAGAAATGTCGAATAAAATACTCTCTTCTTTTGCCTTCAACGATATACCTCCCATACTTGTAGTTGGCAGTAATTCCGCTTTAAAGACTTTCTCAAACGTTAGTTCATTACTCTTCTTGTTAATAAGCGGAATGATTAATGTATCAATATACTTTTGCGCATCGGCGCAGAACAAGAAATTAATCCCCGTATTCTTCTTTATCAAATCCAAGATAAACGAAGCCTTTACCACCGGGTGAAGATTTGAACTCCCCTCATCTCCTCCACGATGTCCACCGAAATTATTCTTCCTCCGTTCTACTCTCCCGTCTAAAGGATAAATCATACGGTCTCCCTCTTCCCATGCCTCAACAACTTTCTTCTCGTGAGTCCATACATCGTAATAGGCGTAGAAATAATTAGCCTTTAACGCATCTTCATAGCTGACAACCTCGTTGCTATCCTTATACAGAATCCTATCATTACTTTTCAATTGGTTAAGAGTAGTTCCTGCTCTCATTAAGTCGCTAAAGTTCGAAAACAACCCCCAAACAATGCACGCCTCTATAGCGTCCTCTGTTACTTGTAGTACCGTTAGCCGTCCGTCCTTGATAATCTCTATACCATTGCGAAAATAACGCACCTTGTGCATCGTATAAGGAAATGAACTACTTGATTGCACTAAGTCCGTGTGCTTTAATATCCTTTGATTTCTTACCGTCTTCGGCAGCTTTATCGTATAAGTATTATTAGAAGTTAATCTCGATACATCACGAAACAAATTACTCTTAAAATTCAACGTTATTTTCGTCAATTCATCAATATCAACCAACTCATTATCTACGTATAATCTTTCGCTTTTCATCTCTCTCTTCCTTATAATTTTTGCACCGGTACTTCTGGCATCACAATATTACACATAAAGTCCTGCAGAGCTGCTCTCTGCTTAGTGTAAGAACCCGGAACGATAGTGATAGGTATCCAGCAGGGAACACCCTCTTTATATCCTGCGAATAAATCTACACACGGACTTGTAGTAACATCAAAGAGCATATCCCATGTTTCACTATCTATCAACGGCGCACACACGGATATTGTATCTCTTCTTCCCATCTGCGACTGCCTCCCAGCGTGTCCCATTCTCCCATAGCTCATATCGTAAGCCATTAGATTATTTCGTACAAATACACCTTTCTCTGTTATCTTCCTGCTCTCATCGCCGCCTTTAAATAAGTAGTAATTATAGAACCCATGCCTATCTATCCACCTAAGATAATATCCTTCGTCGTAGTCATCTACAACGTTTATGCGTACTTTCTCTACAGCTGTATTATCTCCTCCCAAGTCCTTACGCTTCCTAAAAGTCATGTCAAAGGTGGCGTCAAAGACAAACTCCGCACACGCCCCCGAACAATCACTTATCGAGTAATACTTCCCTGCATCGTCCTCCTTGCTCTTCAGCGGAATATTCCATACCCCTTGCTCTGGTATATTTATAACCCTTTCTTTTTCACCGTCCTTGCTTACCATTATAGACCCGCCCTCTTCAGCGTATATACCTACCGTGAAAGGAAAGCCTCGAAACCATGTCAGTGTGCGCCTACCGTTATAAATCTCCTGACCTCCCATTTTCATTGCTCCCCACACAAAGAAAGTATCAATATCAAAAAGCTCCGACATGTCTTCATTTTTATAAAACGCTTTAAACTTAATATTAATCAGCAGTCCTAACGTTGATTTGCTGTCCTTGTCATAATCAACCTTGTCAAACGTTACCTCGCTAAAGAACGCCTGTACATACTCTCTTATATCGCAGTAACAAGTATCTTTAATAGCGTTTACAAGTATAATGCCACCTTTAATCTCTTTTCCGCTCGATACTATCACCTTAACGGCTTCCAATCCTTCCCCCGAGGCAGTTATAAGGCAAGGGTTAAACGCAAACCCTACCTCATCAGGACATGTTATCGTAGTGCCTCCTTTAGTTATCTTTCTCATACGTCTATATTATTAAATTTAATATTGTCTATATCTAATTTAACAAGCTCCGTGATGCGCTCCCTTATCCTTGCAGTAGCCTCTGGTATCACATTTGAGTATATATCAGCCCTGCCTCCTTTCCGATATAAACTCGTACCCTCTCTCTTAATCTTTCTTGCTATTAGATACGCAAGAGAAAGGTTGCCCCTTTCCTGTGGCGTATATTTATGCTCCCTATTCGTCTTATATGGAATAGGCTTTGCCTCTATCCCTTTGTCCGACATCCATTTAAGGATAATACTCCGAAAGCCATAAGGTACTTTTCCTGGCTTCCTTCCTGTTTCCAACGTCCCGAACGGACTACGACCGTATAACGTACCCTCACTCTCTGTAGTTTCCACTCTTAGACTTGCCGCAGTTCTCCCACTTGCTTTCTGTCCTGCTTCCAAGTGCTGGGTTATGATTTTCCTTTTCAACGCCTCTAACTCTTCCGAAAGAACGATACTTACTGCCCCTTTTAACATAAGCACCCCCCTTCTAATTCTTTTAACGTGAGTTCCACGAACACACCTGTAAAGTATGCACTTGCACTCTCTAATATCGTAGTATATCTTACGCTCCCATCTATCGGCTCAAAATATCTACTTTCATTCAGAGCCATGACGAACTTTATTGCTTTCTCCTTCATACGGCTATAAACTTCCTCGTTATCCTCTCCGTTAGCGTCCCGCGAGACCTTATCGACAAAAGCTATCATACAATCTTCCTTATCTTTCACACGACCACGAACGAAATTAAAAGACCCTCCTGTAGGTAGCACGCACACAATAGCAGGTAAGGTTACTCTGTCTATTTTTTCTGCAGCTCCATTCCAATCTTCGAAGACATAACTAAACCCTGCGAACTTCTCTTCTGCAATCTCTCTAATCTTACTTTCTATACTCATTCTCGTATACTTTTTGTAAATTCCTTCTAAAATTGTTCGTCCTCGTGTCCATGTCGAGACATTTATACACGCGCCCCCATGGTACATTTGTAACCTCTTCATGGTCTGTGATACCCATTCTCAAAGCATACCAATCTATTAAGCCGAAGATGCCAAACTTTAGGTTGTTTATTCCAGCCCTTAGCTCTTCATCGCTCGGCTTGCTTTTCGCTTTGTCGAACAACTCGTTAATCTTCTTAACCCTGCCAAGCACCCAGCCGACAAAACGAACCACCTCTACAGCCATGCAGTCATCGACTACCTTTGCCTCCATTCCTAACAGAACCTCACAGACTTTGTAGAACAGCCACCGCCCCTCCTTACACTCGCTCATCTGCACCATCTGACCTATCGTCATATCATCAAGATTCGCTGGCGTGGAAACCTTTCCTACTTTCAGAGGTCGTGTGCATCGCTCCAGCTCCAGCCTTTCCGTTTCCTTGCTAAACGTGGCTACTACTATCCAATGTTTGAACTTCTCTCCTTTTCTCATACTTAATCAAGATTTATAATGCGAGCTTTCGCCCCTCCAAGTCTTTTAACGTTGAGCCTCATCAATGCAAAGTACCTCGTGGCGTCTATAGCGTGGTTATACTTATCAATAGGTATATTCGTTTTCTTTCCGTCTCTATCTTTCTTCCATTTGTAACTTTGCAGCTCTTCGATTAAACCGACAGAACGCCGTGTAACGTTCCATTTATAACGGTGCAGTATATCAATACCCACCATGATGCTGTCTCCTCCCTTGACCGTTGGGATAACCCACAAGCCTGCATTACGTAACTCGGTTATACTTTTCGGCTCTGCACTATCAGCTATTATCTGATTCGCTTTTGTTATCCCTGCTTCTTTTGCTTTCTCTGCTATCATTGGATTTGTCAGCCCCGTCTCATATATCTCTAAGTCAGTCCATAACTCCCCATGCGCAATAACACAATGTACCAAAGCTGTTGGGTCGTTCGTAAAGCCAAAGTCCAGCCCATAACCTTGTATCTTCCAGCTATCTCTCTCTGGCATACTATCCACGATACGAAAATTAGGAAAAATAACCCCCGAGAGCTTACCTGTTAATCCTCGAGCATACACTTTCCATAGCTCTTTGTCCTCTATATTTTCTATCCGTTCATGTTCTTCCTTAGATAGGAAAGGATTCCCCCTGTGGTCTGATATAATCATCTTTACCCCTTGGCGACCCTTTACCTCGTTATGAACCCAAAATCTCTCGGAGGGATTGTAGTCTATCCATATCTTCTTACGAGTACGAATAGCCAACTGCCAATATATCTCGTATGGTATGCCGTTTGCTTCATTCACAAACAGATAATCACGCTTACCATTCTTCGCGTCCTGCTCGTCATTATAACTCTTAAACTCTATTATAGAATTATTCTTGCATTGCAGATAATGCTCACTCTCATGAACATTGAAGTAGCCAGCCAACCATTCAGAGCCAGCCAATATCGTCTTCGCATCACGCAGCGCACCTACTTTTAGATTGGGCAAGTCTTGCCCTACTACCGTGGTTATACTCCCTGCTTCTATTAACGCCATATAGATAAGCACCTGCATTATCGTGTATGTCTTACCCGAAGATGTCCCCCCTTGGTTCACACACACCCTTGCAGCCTTATCCGTATTAGCACGAAACAGCTCCCATATAACCTTAAACGGCATCGTCATACATCTACCTCACTTTCATCACTCGCAGGCTCTATGCCAGCCTCAACAAATCCTATCTCTATGCGGTTACCCATATTCCCTGTTATCTTTGTCTTATCTTCTGGCTTTTCGCCCCTTATATCTCTTATGGCATTGAAAGCAAATACATCACCCTTGATAGCCTTCTGAAACAGCCCAACAACGACAGCCATATTATTCGTCCGCATATCATTTTCCGATACGCCAAGCTCTTTCATTACTCTTCTTACCTTTTCCGGTGCAGGCAATTCCCCAAACATTTCCACCAGCTCACGCAGCTTCTTTTTCTTCCTGCGTGCCTCTCCCGAAGCCTTTCCTGCATCTATTGCAAGTTTTCTCCGTTCCTCCTTAGTTCTCTTATTAAATGGTATAAGATTTTCCGTTCCTTTGTGTTCTTTCATTCCTTCCTCCATTTCTCCTGTAATATCTTCGGTGCTGTATGCTTCCAACACACATTGTGATGCAACCTCTTATGGTGGCTATTAAGCAGCGTAACCTTTACTCCACTCGGAAACACTACCACACTCGAAAAGCTCTTTACATACGTCCCACTATCTTTATATACATCTGTCATTCCTCCACTATTCGACTGCGTTACCTTCTGATTCAAGCTGCATTGCACAATAGTTAAGAATATCTTACCCACAGAAGTAAGCTGTGTGTATGCGTTCACGTCCTCGTTTATCCTCCCTTTAAACTCGAAAGGTCTATCAACCGAGCAAATAAAGCTATTCATAGCTTTTCTCTTCGTTCCTACGCTTTGCAGCATTTTATTAGTACCCTTACTTCCCCCAATAAAGTCGCCCCCTTGTGCCATAGCTAAGCTCGTCAGTGGTGTGCTTACATAATACCGCAGCATCGACTCAAACACAGCATCAAGATTTTTTATCTTCGGGGTCTTTAAATTATACTTACACTCCGCGTCAAACCTCCACGCAAATGAAGTATAGTCGTCGTCCAGCTGGATAAAATACTTATAACCTAAATCACGAGCAGCATCAAAGCAGGCATTACGAGCATACACTATCACTCGTCTATCTCCGCGAAAAACTTCATCTATCCGCTTACTCATCGCCAGCTTGTCGAACACGTAGCAGTTCTCTTCTCCGTATCTCCGCTTGTACTCCTCCACCTGCTCATCTTCGTTATCGAGTATAAAAATACAACGTCCTGTATATCCTTGCTCGCACAAAGAACGATACGTGTACTGCTTGTCTACTCTTCCATGTGTCAAAATGAATGCGACAAAATCCTTCTTGAAATCAATCTTCGTCATACTCTTTCCCATATTCGCTCAAAAGCTCCTCTATCATTTTTACAAACCCTTTCTCGATAGCTTTCTTAAAGTCTATAATCACCAATGCGGAATCCTCGAATAACTCCTGTATCTCTTTCGTGGCATTACAATAGTAGTCCGCTATCATTCCGTAGTTGAACTCCGTATGTCTATAAGCAGCATATATAAGAAACTCTCTCACCTCGTCTGGCAATTCTGCCTCTTTTATTTCTTTTATAAGCTCTTCTGTCTTCGTGCTATCATAGCAGTCTGATAGGGTAGGGGCTACCCCCGAAGGCTCATATACAGGTGTTTCAATCTTTCTGCTGTAAGTATCATCTATTGTCTCTTTACCTATCGAAACGCCCCAATCCTCCACCGATAGCCCTATCTCTTCTTGCGCCCTCGCCAAAGCCTCATCGTCCCAATCTAAGTTCGCTGCACTTGTAGCATTGTCAGCCAAAGCCATCTCCCGACCTTTCTCGCTGTCCAAGTCCACATCACCTCTGCGCACAGCCACAAGCTCGTCGGGCTTTGCATCTATGACAATAACTTTCTTTATTCCTGCTTCTTTAGCCAGCTCTTGCGTCTTATTACCAGCAATGATACGATTATTTTTATCCAATAATATCGAACGACCTGCGCCAAACTTTCTAATTGACTTGTCAATTAATCCACGACCTTTCTTCGTCCCCTTGTTGAAGTTCTTGTCGTCTTGCTGTAATGATTCTATATTGATTTCAGTAACTGCTCCCCTCATATATCAAGTGTAAAGATTTTATAAATATTTTATAAAGATATTCTAATACAAAGATAACGAAAATATTTATAAAATAACAATTTATAATAAGTTTTCCCTTAACGATTTACACGCAATGCCAACCATGAAGAAAGTAATAAGAAAAGCTAATCTATTTTATTCGGGTTATATCTACATACTTGCTCATATTTATCTTAATTTTTTTATTATCTCTTTCTCGCTAAATAAACTTAACTGCCTCATGCCTCTATCTCCTTTACTTCGTTCTCCATAAACTCGGGGTGTTCTTTCTGCGCCGCTTCAAAACAGCCCCCTATATATTCTCCTTCAGCTATCTTCTTATGTATTCTGTTCCACATTCTCGATGTTGCCGATGTCTTTAACTTTATCTCTCCGTTAGACTCGTCCACGTCCTTATATAGCTTATCTACTGCTCTACTGAACCAATAAGCCACCTTTGATACGTTAAACTCCTCAAAGAATGATGATACGTTATAACCGAATTTCTCCTTGCATTGCTCGCCCAAACCTTTAAAGTCCATAACGCACGATTCTAACAAGCACCGCGTTGTCTCTACCTGTGCATATAGCTTTGCCCTTTCTACGCCGTTCTTTTCCATTACACGCTCTAAAGACCCTCTAAAAGCATTAATATCTTTCTCTGCTAAATCTATCACCGTATCTGAATAACTCTCAAAGAATCCACCCGACTTCATTATCTGCATCATCTCTGCACGCTTTCTGTCAGCTTCGCTTAGTGCGTTATTAACCGAGTGCTTAAGCTCATGCTTGAAGTCCTTTTCCTCTCGCAATGATATTGTGGTTATATCCAACTGATTAAATGCTAATGTAATACATAATGTTAAGGCGAAGTCATAGCATTTAGCGATGTACTTCAACGCCTTTAACTCTTTCTCCGTTTTATACGTTACTCTTTTCATGCCTATATATGTTCTGCTTTACTTAATGTTATATTCCGTTGTTAGCTCGTTATACTTATCCTCGTACTCCTTAGAGTCTCGCTTCCCATACAGCTCTGCTATATCTCGCACCCTTGCCCTTGCTGTTAATCTGCATCGGTGTTCCGCTGCATTCTGTAACCTCATACGCAGTTCTACCTCTATTGCTGTCATAATTTTATAAGTTAATATTTAATCTTTTCTTTCATTATTTCTTTCAGTTCCTCTGCACTTGCATAAGAATGCTCTTTCAGAATAGCGAGAAACCTATCACGCTTTAGTTTCTTGTAATACTTAACGAAGTCCACTCTGAGCAGGTCGCACGGCTCACCCGGCTCAATCGCCTTTTCCTTTCCTTTCCTTGCAGCTATGGCGGATAATGCTAATATGTCAAGACCGTCCTTATTAACGATGATATACTCATCTCTCCCAATGGTTATCCCACCATAATGTCTCGCCATTACTAATGGATAGGTGTTTGCCCAATATTCCTCTGCCATGCAAATTGGCATACCGTTGTTTGTCATGTTCTAATTATTTTATTTTGTTTATACTATTTCTCTATTTTAATCCACCTTTTCAAACGTGTACACCTCCACCCATGGGTTGCGCTCCAAAGTGCCTTTGCCGCTGATACTGTCAATCAGATACCAAAATGCCTCACGTGCACTTAGAAAAGCAACATCAGGGGCATATCCTATATTTTTTGAAACATAAAACAAATTCTTATCGTCATAAAATTGCCAAACACCCTCTTTCAAGCAATCCTCTTCTGTTATGTCTTGCAAACGTTCAATCCTTACATTGGTTATCTTGATGTGGTGTGGCATGAGGTCGGCACGGACGAACATCTTATTGGTAAAACCTTTCTTAAACCAATTTGTCTCACGCTCCCATTCATCGAAGCTCGCAGCCCCTATATCAGAATATCGTTGCGCAACAGCCACAACTTCCCCAATCTTGTATCGCAGCATCTTTTCCGTTTCCTACCAATTGCCGATTGGTATTTCCTTTTTTATGACACGTCTTGTCATTGTCTTTGTTCCGTTCAGCACCGCTTGGGTGAGCAGGAACTTGTCGTTAAACATTATCTTCTTCATTTTCAATATTTTTATAAAATGTAATGTATTTTTTGTCTGAAAACAGTGGTTTATAACCTTTTCGCTTATACCAATCAACCGTGAACTTATCCTTTTCAGCAGCCAACGACACTACGCTTGCTCCAAGTTTTTGTGCCACATTTTCTGCTTCTTCAAGTAGCATATTACCGTATCCTCTTTTTCGATACTTTCCTCGACACTTAGACTGAATATGCAAGCGCAGGACTTTATATTTTCATCTATAGATACTGAGCAAACACCCTCCCCACCACTTGTCATTATCAACATATAGTCTTTTGCCTTGTGGTATATAAATTCTTCTTTCTTTGCTAATCTTATTTTCATTTTTCCTGTTTATTTAAAAATTAATAATGCTGTTGCAACTCCCCATCCACTGAAAGCAATGCCATAGAGAATCCACTTTAGACGAATTAATCTGTCTAAAGCATTAGCATAATTATTTCTGAACCTTATAACGTTTCCGAACTTTTCATTGAAAGTTGTATCACATAGATTTTTTATGGCTTTTTCGATTCTTCTACGACCTTTTTCAGTCAAGATGGGCTTAAACCCATTATTCTTATACAATCCATTTTCAGTCGAAAATGTAGTTGTATAATAGACGGTTCCACCATCGTGTTTATCCTCAAACCCCATCTTCACATCTATTCTGAACACTCCACGTTCTTGGTAATATTTCTCTGCCAGACGATGTATTCCCTCATCGTTTAACTTTGCTTGTTCATAAAGTTGCGAATAATCATATTCACTCAGTTGTACTATCTTATTCATATCCTTCACCTCCTTTGTTTATATGTGAATATATTTCTTTCATGTTTTCTCTACATTTATATCAATCCTTTTCAATTAGTTCTTTGTCCTCATACACATTCCCGATGACAACCAATCCGCGCTCATTAACCCATTGCTGATAAAATGCTATTGTAACGTCTGGTTTAGGCACAGCAACAAACTGTGAATATTCTTCATGGTATTGTATGATGTAGGGGTAGGACTCATCAACTATGACGTCCCCCTCGAATATCTTCACCCCTTTCGCATCTTTCAGCCCTGTGTATTGCCCTACGCTGTCAGCGTCCACCACATAGTCCTCGTAAGACGCCAAAGGATTCACAAACTCATCGGGCGATATAAAATGCTCGCCACGATTAACTAAGTAGTAGCCGTACAACCACTTTTTATTTTTCTCGTTCCACCCACGAAAAAGTATTTCTCGTTTTTTCATTATCTTTACTTATTTAAGTTGATTATTCATACTTTTTTACTTATTTCAAAAAATAAGTATAAATTACTGATAGGATAAATGCGATAGTGAATAACAGAAAACTCATGCCTAACCACTTAAATGCAATTCTCCCTGTTTTATCACTATCCGTTATCAAGTGAAAATACACTTTCACACAACCAATAATACAGATTAAGGCACTAATTGTATACAGAAGATTTATTCCTTTTTCCCAATATAGATATTCTCTCATCGTCTTTTTGTATGTTTATTTTTTAGCTTCTTGCCTCTCATCATTTTCCAAGTCAGCGTACATGGCTTCCACATATTCCACCACTCGCTTATACTCTCTTCCGCTTACCTCACTATCCCTATAAGCCTTTGCAATGAGTTCTTCGCCTGTACCGTAAAAGCAGCCTACCTTCCACATCTTATTAGAGCGTGTGTAAGTGAAATAACGACCACTTGACCATATATTTTTTAAAACCACGTAATCTCTTGTGGAGCGTATCTCTGCATCGCCATACACCTCTGCGTAGCCATACACCTCTGCGTAGCCAAATACCCGAGCATTGCCACATACCCGAGCATTGCCATATATCTCTGCGTTGTCAGATACCCGAGCATTGCCAAAGACCCAACAATTACCAATATGTGATAGGTTATCCTCGCTCTCTATATAACCTCCTTTATCGCCTTTCTTAACGTTTACAAAATCTTTCAACGCTTCGATACGGTAAAGTGTCCTACTGCCTACCATAATAGTATCATTCTCCAATAGTCTGTATTTCTTTTCCATTGTTGTTACATGTTTAGTTATTTTTACTTTAATTCAACTTCAGCGTTGTATCCTTCACCCTCCTTGCATTTATAAAAAATTAGTCCAATCTTAATATTGTCGAATACAAACTCTGTCATACCCAAATGGTCGTTTGCTGTAATGCTTATTACGTCAGCTCCGATATGCGCCAAAGCCTTTGCCACAATGTCAAGATAATACCATCTAAAAAATGAATTTCCAATTTTTACGATAGCATTTTCATCGTAAACTTTCTTACCCGTATGTTTTTCCGACTTGTGTGTTATCACGCCACTGCCACCGCACACTGGACAATAGAAATCATGATAATGAGTATGTAAGTTATCATCTGTATATTCCCATTCTACCTCTCCAGTACCACCACACTCCTTGCAATCCTCTTCGTTTTCTTCCGTTACTACTTCATCTACCAACGGACACGCATCCAACGCCTGCCTGATAGCCTTGTATGTACAAGATAAATGGCATGGCTTTAATGCTTTTGGTAGTTTTAGTTTTTCACACCCCTTGACAGGCTCGTAGTGTTTGTTAAGCCTGTCTGGGTTAATTCTGATTATTACATGACCTTCTGTTGCCCAAACTTCATTGTAGATAGGATGGAGGAATGGAATATATGTAAATGCTCTAAACCCATCAGGCTCCGTAAACATTTCTAACAACTCGGTCTCGTTCTTGATTTTATTGTTGTTTTGACTTTTGCAGCCGTTGTTTATTTTGTTTGTTTCCATAACTTTACTTGTTTCTTCTAAGTTTCAATTCATTAACATGCTTAGTGGCTATAGCCAAGCTGGCAATAAAATCATCCTTATTGATACCGTATTTCGCTGCTATCTCAGACATTTCTGACAAAAAATACGCTAACGAAGTCATAAATGTTGGTAGTCGCATTACTAATTCTTCATCATCAAAAGCCCTCATCAAGTTCAAATACAATTTATTACTATCTTTAAACTCTTTCTCTGTTGGTTCATTCTTGTTTGTTTCCATTGTCGTTATATCTCTTTTAGGTTAAACATTTCCTCTTGCGTTCTACTGCCTACCGTAATAGTATCATTCTCTAATAGTCTATATTTCTTTTCCATTGTCTTAATGTTTATTTGCGTTTGTCAATATATTTAACTCATCTATAATCCTCTCCTGCTGCCACATCTTCTTTGAGAGCTTATCTCTTTCAGCACGAGCCTTGCCTATCTCTATGAACGATATTAACAGGCATATAGCAGCGGTTACTCCCATTGATATTAACGGTTCACGCTTTATCAAACTATGCAGCACACGGAATAAATCTTGCAACGAAAGCGCAAAATTTTTCAACGCAGCATACAGGTAGTAAAAACTTAGGGCTATATGGTTTCCACTGCCCTCTAATCGCTCTCTTATAAATCTGATTCTTTTCATACTTTTATTTGTTTTTATAATTTTTCGTTCTGTGTGTAGTTTATAAAAATCGCTATAGATGTCCTTTATTTTCATTCTAACGGCTTTTTATCACGTTTATAAGTATTCTATTATCTTGTATATTTTTAACGCCTTAAATCGCTTTATATTGCGTTTTGTTTTTTCTTGCTAAATATTCTTGATAGCTTATAGCATTCTTCTTAGCTTCTATCCTCTTCTTGCTACTCTCTTCTTGCTCATGCTTGTCTATAATCTCATTCCTGTCAGTTATGAATAACTTCAAAGCTCTTAGTATGCGCACGGCGTCAACTCTTCCGTACATCTCACCATAGTCCCCATATTTCAGCTTTTGCAAAAAGAGCATAATCTCGGATAGCTTCAGATAATAATAACGCCCTAATATCATCTTCGATAGCTCACTAACCACGTCAAACGTAGCCTTGTCCTCTTCCTTCACACCTACAAAATTTTGATAGTCGTTCAGCTCTATGACTAACCAATCCACTGCTACCTGCTCGCCATAATCTCTCCGCACTACAGCCAACGTCGGCGCGCTCCCTTTTACGCACCTCATCGGGTTAGCGTAACATTTACTTTGCAGCGAGGGGTTGAACTTCCCCAGCAGCTTCATTGCCTCTTTCTTTGTCTTACTTGTAGCGAGACATGATTTCTTCGAATACTTCTCTATTCCTTGCCTCTCTCTTAGAACTTTCTGTTGTATAGTTTCTTTCATTCTCTTTCTCCTTCCTGCTTATTATCCATCTATTAACCATGCTATCTATTCTCGTTATCTTCTGCCCCCCTGTAGTTATCCACCCTTGTGCATCGTAGTAGTAGTAAAACTTCTTAGCTTCCTCTTCACTCATACCCTTATCGACACACATCGCAATAACGTCCTCCATGCTCGGGGCGGAAACTTCCGCCTTCTGCTTATTTGGCTTTTCTTTTTTTGGGGGCAACTCCGTTTCTGTGGGCGGTTTTTTCTTTATAACTTCTTTTGTTTTTGTTTTTGTTTTTGTTTTATTAATATAAGGCTGTTCAGTAACCTGTTCAGTAACCTGTTCAGTAACCTGTTCAGTAACCTGTCTATTTTTTGAACAGGTAGTAAGTATTGTATAAGAAGAAAAAGCCTTGCCATTATATGTTTTATAATCAATTAGTCCTGCCATTTTCAAACGATTACGAGTGTCGTTAAATGTATTACGACTATTTATTCCAAGTTTTGCCATAATTTCTTTATTGTTCCTTTTGAAGGACGGCTTCCACAATAGACCGTTCGCAACTTTCAACAGATAAAAGTAAAGCGCAATGTCTATGGGGCGGAAATCATACTCTTCGCTAAGACTCCAAAAATTATTAATCAATTTAATATAATTCATAGTCGTTACTTGTTAATGTAATCTCTTACTGCTTTCTTAAACTCCTCCAAAGACCGACAAACAACGTATTTGTTCTTCATCTTCTTTGCCAGCCTCTCGTATTCCTTCTGACTTTGCGACTGCCTGCCTGCTGGCGTCTTCATCTCTATACACAGCGAGGCGTAACCACCTATCGGGACTTGCAAGATGAGGTCAGCCACACCAGCACGCACTCCCTCATCACGCATTATCTTAGCAGTCCACGCATTACGCACACCACCATTAGGCACGGCAAAGAACAACGGCTCAATACTCGGGTACGTTCTTCTGAACCACTCTACACACTGCTTTTGGATTTGGCTTTCTGTTAATGGCTTCATCTATTTAACCTCCCCCTTAAACATATCAAAGGCAGCATCTAACAACATCTGCTGCGTGTTTACCTTTTTCTCTTCTACATTGTCAATCGTGCCTGTTACACCATTAGCAATATCTTTCTTAGTCTGTATCAGATTGTACATATATTCGTCTATCGTATCTCTCCCTAATAGGTAAGTACACGTTACGGCATTCTTTTGCCCATTTCTGTGCGCTCTGTCCTCCGCTTGGCAACAATCTGAATAAGTCCACGGAAACTCTATAAACAGCACGTTAGACGCTGCTGTAAGCGTTAGCCCTGTTCCACCGCTCCTATAGTTTAGGATTATTAGCTTCGTTCCTGCGTCCTGCTGGAAAGAATCCACACTGCGTTGCTTGGCTTTATCATCATCATCACCTGTAACCGTTACTGCCTCGGGGAACTCCTCCTTGAGCTCTGCAACTACCTGCTTTAAAAAACAGAATACTATTAACTTTTCACCTCCGTCAATAGTGTTATGGATAATATCTATAGCAGCCTTTATCTTCCCTTTAGATGATATTTGCTTTAATATCCCCATTTTAACCATAACCGCTCCTCGTATCGCTCGCTGTATCTTATCATCATCGGCATTCCTGTAATCTCGTAGATAACGGATAACATCTCGTTTTGCCTCGTTATACTCTTTCCTGTTCTCTATATCAACGACAAGATATGAACGTGTTTTCTCGGGTAACCACTTTAACACGTCTTTCTTTTGCCGTCTGAAAAAACAAAACTTTTTCAAATAATAGTTAAGTTCTTTTAGATGGCTCGACTGATTCTCGCCAGCACAATATCTCTCCATGAACTTGGTATAACCACCAAAGTCCTCCAGCCTTTCCATTATATTAAGTTGCTGTATTAAGTCAATATTGTTATTGACAACAGGCGTACCTGTAAGCTCCAGCACGTACTCCTTTCCCCTTGCAATGCCTTGCACAAACTTGCTCTGCTGCGTCTTGCTCGACTTGCACTTGTGGCTTTCATCAATAATGACAGACCTAAAGAGCTTTATCCTCTCATCGAACTCTATGCTTCTTAATGTGAACCGTTGCTGCCTTTTGATACTCTTCACAAAGTACTTCTTCAGACTCTCATAATTCGTTATGAATACCTTTGCCAAAGGCTCGCCTTTTTGATTCTTTATTCTCCAAAACTGCTGCCATGTACTCCTGTTCTCATCACTTAGGATAATAGATTTAACTCCCCCGAACTTCTTAAACTCTCTCTGCCAATTCATCTTTAACGATGCAGGGCAGATGACTAATGCTGGATATGCTCCGGACGCTGTCATCGTCCCAATAGCTTGTGCCGTCTTCCCGAGACCCGGCTCATCGCCCATTATACACCTCTTCGTTTTTAACGCATATGCTATCCCTTCCTTTTGATATTCATACGGCTCTAAAGTCATGTTATGTGGAACTTCTAACTTTGGCATTTCTATATCTTCGTAGCTCTCTATAGGCTCCTCATCAGACAACCATACTACAGACTTGCACAAGAATTTTTTTACAGCCCATGTCGCCATTAGCTTTAGGTAGTTCTCATCAGCCGTTGAAACCTCCCAATATCTTCCACCTGCATTATATCTCGCAGAAGGTATTCTCTTAACACACGATACCAGCAGGGGGTGATACTTGAACGAAACCTTGTAACAATTAGGAGTTAACGTTATCGTCATTACATCTGACCGTACCATATCTATGATACTCTTACCTTTTCACAAGTAGTAGTATGACCTTTTGTCTTCATTTCTACATGTACAGAAGGGACATCGCCAGCCTCAATTTCTGCAAATGGGTCGCCAGCCTCATCAAAGTCCAGCTCGCCTTGTTTTAACGCCCACTTGCGCTCTACAATATATTGCTCCGCCTCGTATTTTAAGTTGTCTAACGCCAGCGATAACTCCGATTTGTAACCGTAGTTTTCATCGTCTACCGTAGAAATCTTCGGGGTGCTGATTCTAATAATATCCCCTCGCTCTAATATACGTGTGCCACTTACACTTACCTCATCAACATTCAATGTTACCCCTGTTACCGCCATTCGTGTGTATATACTCTTCTCTTCCCATTCTCTTTGCTGCTCCAGCTCTTCAAGAGTGTTATTATAACCCTCTCTCTGCTCGGATAATAGCGTAAGATGTGGTACGAGATTCCTAAGTGCCTCCTTTAAATCTTGATGTACGATATTCGCACCTGTTACACTTACCGTATCACCGTTCTCATTAGAATACACCACATTAAGAGTATTCTGCTTAGTTAATTGAATTTTCTTAAAATCCATGTCTATTTATACGTTATATTGTTGATAAAAATTTTCGAAATACCTGTCTTCGGGTATCGGCAGCATTATCCCTAATTCTGTAGCTGCATCGGCTTGTATCTTCTTCATAAAGTCCGCCATTTGCTTTGTGTTTAGCCTGCTGCTCGTGTCATTTATAAAACCTTCTCCCATCGGGTCTGGCTTAGATAAGAACTTCTTGCAATAATGGTTATACACATCTTCTTTTGACGTCCCTGTCTCTCCTTCAATGCAAGCGAACCACAACCACATTAAATCATTTTGTGCGATTGTCCTTTTCTCTCTTGCTCTCTTGATATATAGAGTGTACACACCATTTCGCAACGTGGAAAAAAGATAGTCCAAGTCCACGTCAACATGAACCCGACCATCTTTTTTTGTTATCGTTACCTGCTTCATATCAGAACGGCAAGTCATTAGACTCTGCAGCAGGAGTGAACGGCTCTTGACTTCCCATTTGCTGGGTGTTATATTGCTCTTGATATTGCTGCTGCTGTACTTGCCCCCTCTGTTGTGGCATAGACATCAATATTATATCGTTAGCCAATATCTCAACCGTATTTACCTTTTGCCCGTCCTTGTTGGTATACTCGCCATAAGTAATCATGCCGTCTACAGCTACCTTCATTCCTTTCTTAATGTATTTACCAGCAAAGTCCGCTAAATGCCTCCATACTACAATATTATGCCATTGCGTCTTTTCTTGTACTTCTGTGCCGTCCTGCTTTTTGTAACCTCCTGTAGAGGTAGCAAGCGAAAAGCGAGCATAAGGCACACCATTTGCCAACCTCACCTCTACATCGTTGCCTATCATTCCTATAAGGCTTGCTACATTCTTCGTTTTCATCGTTATAATACTTTAATCGTTAAATTCCCTTTGACGTTCGAAGTCTTCTTACACTCTTGATATATCTCGGGGTACTTCTTCTTTACTTTTGCACTATCTAAAGTCTCCTTCGTACTATCCAGCTTGCGAATCAACTGCAACCTTTGCGACTGCCACTTCTTTATATTATGTTTTATCATTAAATCGTATAGACCGCTTTTTAATTCGCCTTTCTTTCTCTCAAGTTCTTTAATAGCCATTTCAATTCTTATAATCTCTTCTTCGGAGTCTTTCAGATTAGCGGGTAATTCTTCCTCTATAAGAGCCACCTCTGCGCTTTCTGTAGTCCCGAACCACTTTTCACGGTATGGGGTAGGGTCTTCTTTTGCCAAATAGGCTGCGATGATTTCCTTACATGCATCAGAAGGTATACGCTTAAGGTTTATAACGGCAGCATCACCGTATTGCTCCTTTGGCAACCAAATACACATCAATCTACCTGCTTTCTTTCCTTCGTTATTCTTCTCGAAGAGATAAGCGTATATAGATAGCTGTAACGTTACGTTATCCTTGTGAATCTTGCTTGTCGTTTTCAAATCGCCCAAAGGATAACAGCCATTTCCGTCCACGTTAAAGACCTTATCAATGCTCGATGCTATATGCGCACCATCATCAACGAGATACTCGCTTACAAGCGTTGCAAGTCCCTCTTGCTCCTTTAGCCTTATGTAGTCCTGCACCTCTGGTATATCATCGCCTATGCCTAAGCTATCATACATCTCACACTTTGTGTGAACCTGCGTACCATGAGCAGCCGCTTTCTCAAGCACGGACAAAGGAATGTCCTTATACGTCTCGGGGAACATCCACTTAACTATTGCCGTAACTCCACTTAATCGCATACCATTCAACGTGTATGTATGCGCCCCGTTATCGAATATTACGGGGCTTTCGTTTAATCTTTCCATATTCCTTTATACTGCTTTTATTTGTTTTGTTCTTTCTGTACACGCCTCTATTAAGGCTTGGTCGTTGTGTAAACTTTTATGCGTATTATACACCTGCACTATCTCTTCTCGTGTCTTTGCGTTCTTGATAGCCTCAATAGCTTCCTCTCTTTCCTTATTTAGATATGCGGAGCGACCAAACACAGCCCTCTGTACTCCTTTATCATCTACCACACTAAGGTATGATATCCTGCGCTGCTCGTCATACTCTATAGCAGATACATAGAATCGCGTCTTAGGCTGTTTCTTTCCGTTAAACCCTACTTTCCATTCGTCTGCTCTTAGCGTAACCCATACAAAGGGGGACGTATATAATTCACGACCTATACCCCAATTAACGCACGCCCTTTTGAACGCATCAGAGGCTTGCCCCTTCTCTTTCTCTGTATTGCTCTCTGTACCTACGTCTTGCTTGCTTACCCACTCACCATTTTCTGACCTTATAGAAACCTTACAGAAGAGGTTGTCGTTAATAACCTCGTGGCTCCTCTGCCAATTCTCCGGTCCTACGACTTCGTCAAGTAACGTCATGTCTACTCTTGCGTTCTTATACATCAGAAGGCTGCAACCTTTGCCCTCTGATACGGAGCCTACTCTGCACTCTATCTCATCTGCGTGCAACGTTCTAAAGTTTAATTTTCTGCTTTCCATACTTTCTTTGTTTATTTATCGTTATTAATATCGTGGGTAGTAGGGGAGTTGAACCCCTATTACTACTACCTCTCCACCCAAAAAATTGCCCTATCTTCACAGACGGGGCAATTAAAATAAAACAAACTAAATAAAACTTAAAAAACTTTCATTAAATCAAAAGCTATGTGTGTTTTTAGGACTTTTCTTTGCCCTCCTTTGTCTTTAATCTCCTCACCAAAAAGCCAACGCAGATAGTAGCTATTACAGCTATTATCAGAGACCCCTCTACAGCTATTGCTGCTACCATTAGCAATACGGCAATCATATTAACTAATAGCACCGTTTCCTTACGTACAGGCTCTCCCATTATCTTTGTGTACAACTTGCTATATTCATTAAGCCAATTAACTAACTTGGCTACCCACCTCTTAGATGTAGTTGCCCTTTGTTCATTTATTCTTCTCATTTTGCTCTTGCATATCGTAGGACATCGGCTGCATTTACTTCCCATTTGCCATTTTGAGCTTTGTCATTCCCTTTCTTTGCTCGTATCTTCCCAGCAGTGATAAGTCTTTCCAAACGTGAGCGACCGCCCACAATCCGTTCGCTAAACCGTAATCCAAAAGTTTTATTATTCATTACTCGCATAATGGTTAGGAGCTTCTCGCTATCTGTAATCGTATAATTTCCCATATCCTAACCTCAATAACTCTTACATAGCTTGCTTATGCTGTTCTGGTAACTTGTACCAGCAGCCCTTTTGTCTTCATCTGAAACTTCCAACCCTCACGGCGTTTCATCGTACCTAAGCGATTTGCCGTAACTCGGACAACGTCTAAACGCTCTACAGGGAAACTTGCTACTTCGCCTACCTTCATAAGCCTTAATGTAGGCATTACAGGCTTCTTTGTTCTAAGTCTTACCATCTTTCTATTATCTTATTAGTTATCTTCTTAATGTCTTCGATATCTTCTTTCATCTTCTTGATTCTCTCCGTCTTATTCAACCACCAAGTCTTGTATTGCTCGGCTTCTTTACGATAAGCACTTACCAATAGTTTCTGCTCTTCTACCTCCTTCGTGAGCTCCTTCAGCTTTCTCCGCAGCTCTTCCACACTCTCGCAACTTTGGTAGTCAAAGTCTTTTGTTTCTTTTGCTTCCATACTCTTTTTTTTCTTTATAGTTAATACATTGTGGCTGGTTGACCTACTACGGTCTGTTTGTGGTACTATTCTTCGCACTATGCCATCGAGTTCAACGACGCCAGCCTATTTCTTAGCTCCTTATTACTTTCTTCCCCGCTGCTTGCCTCTACTCAATGTGAGCTGCTTGCTTCTACGGTTGACCTCTACATCATCGCTATGTTTGGATATTATCGCAATCCTGCAATTTATAGCCCCATCAGGCAGGGGAACCGTTACTTTAGTGTAACCCTCTCGTGGTAATGGCGGACTTGAACCGCCCTCGAGCCTCAACTCTTTACCTTTAGTGATTAAGGCTCACTATAGCCTTTATTACATCATATTCGCATAAACCCTATAAAAGTCTCATACACCACAAGTGCGAAGATGAGAGTTAAAAGAATCGTAAAGATAGCGTGAAAATAAACTCCCATTAAATCTATCTTTTTCCTGCTGTTATGTGATTCTGTTGCTTTCATATTTTTTTGTTTTTTTAAGTTTACCCCTTTCGAGGTATTGTTTGTTTCATTATTTATTTATATCTTTGTTTCAGAAATATGATGCAAAGATAAAGTTTATTGAGCAATCTTGCAAACTTTATTGAACATTTTATTGTTAAACTTTGTAAACTTTAATGAACATTTATGATAAAGTTATGAATATCAAGCGAATAAAAGAAGCAATCGATGCAAGCAAATTTGGCAAAAGTGAGTTATCAAAGCTCGCTAAAGTTTCAAGAACAACCATTGATAATTTACTCTTAGGGGCTGATGTTAAGGTTAGCACCATTGAAAACTTGGCGAATGTGTTAAAAATCCCAGTTGGCTTTTTCTTTGACGATAGTAATTTTGTACACGTTTCCGCCTCTGGTAATCAGTCTATCGCTACTAATTCGGGGGATGTAACAGTGGGCACACAGAACAAGAGAGACGGCGACCACATCGACACGCAGAACAATTGTGGATGCCAAAATGAAGAGGACAGACAGGACACCGTTAAAACGCTTACTGATACCGTAGCAACACTAACACGTGAGCTGGAGACATCACTGCAACAGAAAAGCAGCCTTATTGAAATAGTTGCGAATTTTCAAAAACAGTTACAGCAATTCATAGAAATCATGCATCATTCGAATAACAAATAATAAAAATATCATTATGACAAAATTACTTGGATTATTACAATTTTTACTGTTCGGTTATCTCGTCTTTGGACTTATTAAGCCTCAAAAAGCCTTGTTCTTTATCGGCGACGAGAAAAATCGTAAGCGCCTCTATGTAATTTTAGCATGGTTGGGGTTATCTGTGTTCTTTGCATTCCTTTTCAACGTAACGGGCGTAACTGAATCCATAGAGAGAAGCGAAAGGGCCGACTCTATCAAACAGGCAAATATCGATAAGGCCGCTTTTCAAAAAAGGAACATAGAAAAAATTATCGCAGATTCCACGGATTTGTCACAGGGTGTATTCTCTACCAATACCGTTGAAACAATGAATGTAGAGGAACTTGGTAGCAGTCTCCAGCACCTCGCTTCATATGCCAATATTCCCACAAACGACAGCCTTTCGGAATTATACAAAACGAACAAACAATATTCTTCTGCCGTTGATTATTGCATAAAGAGAGCATCTGAAATTAAAAACAACAACCTGCCATCCATGCGCAAAAGATATACTGATATACTCAAAGATAAATTATGGGAGGATGATATCGATGTACAAATCTCCGGCAAAAACAGCACGATATTAACTCTCGTCGGAGCTGTTTTTGCTGCAAACAAAAACAAAAAAGAAATGCAAGAGGCTATTGGTCCAGTAGTAACCCAGCTGGGCTTCAAACAAATTCGTTATAAGTGGATACAACATGATGACGAATACACATATTACGACATCAAATAATTTTTGTCTATATATGGAAGGAAACGAAGTAAGAAAAGCTCTTCAAGCTAACCATATCAACCTTGCATGGCTATCAAGGCAGTGGGGGATAACACCACAGGCTTTATCCTCAAGGCTCAATGCGCAAGAATTTAAGCACGGCTATATCATAGAGCTGACACAGATACTCGGTAAAGACATCTTCGGCGTTGGTATCAAGTCAGACCAGCAGCCCATATTGAATATATCTGCTAATTCTACCGCCAGCCTCAACGAAGATAATTACCCTGTCATAGAATACGTATCTGTGCCTTGCTTCTCGGGGTGCATAGGTATCTATTACTTCGGACATGATGCAGCACCAAAATACAATGTAGGTGATATTATCTTCCTGCAACAAGCTAATAACATCACACTCGGACAAATTTACTTCGTCATCACAACATCAGAACGATTTATCCGCACCATACTCCCTGCCACGAATGAAGATAATTACAGACTTGTACCCTTTAACACGTCATACCCCGAGCAGGAGATAAAGAAAAAAGACATACTACAGGCGTATAAAGTCTTTGGCTCAATCTCTCGTGAGCAAACGTAA